CTTGTCTTTACATAATTCATGCAAAGCTTTAGACACTGTTGTCTTTCCAGCACCTGATAATCCTGTAATCCAAACAACACTCTTTTTCATATTAACCCATGTCCCATATATATGCCTCTTTATTTTTTCTCTCTACTTGTTCAAGTTCTCTAGGAGGTTTTTCTTTCATTAAAAACTCCAATATGGAATATATACACCATTCTAGTATCTTGTCAAAAGTTTTCATATTAATATTCAATCCTAAACCAAAGCCATTCAACAAACTTTCTTAGTTTTTTACAACGTATATCCATGACATAATATAGATCTGGTTTAGCTCTAAAATCTGTTATAAAAATTTTCATTTGTTTTCTTTCCTAGCTCTTATCCATTTTATAATCATTGAATTCTCTTTATTTAACTTCTCAATAGTTTCCGATGCACCTTCAACCATTTTTTGATATGCGGTAAGCCTATGTTCTAGTTTCTGATTCAATTCACCAACTGGTTCACAAGCATAACATGAACCCTGATATCCATCTCTGTATTTTGCAAGTATTTCAATAAGATCAGCATTCTCTTGTTTGAGATCTATAAGAAGCTTTTTAAGTTCTACATTCTCTTCTTCAAGTTTAAGAATCTTTTCATCACAAAGTTCAGGTTGATGAACATCTTTTTTAAGCTCTTCGATTTCTTTTTTAAGACCACAATTCTCTTTTAAAAGATTATCAATCATTTCTGATTGAGCTTGTAAATAGCTAGGTGTTTGAGTTGGAGTCCATTGCCAAGGTGGGGTTAGATTAGCATCTTCTATGATCTCATCAATGGATTTTTTTTTGGGAAATAAATTGAACATAAAAATATTATAAACTATGTGGCTCCAAATGTCAATACCAATTATCGGTGCTGCTTGGGCTGCTATTAAGAAGTAGGATCTTTTTTAACACGCTTTAGTTGTTTCTTGGTTCTTTTAATCATCTTTCTAAATCCAGTAGAAATCATTAATAAAAAACCAACAAACCCTATTGCTAGTATTAAAATAGCTACATGCCCTATTATATCAAAGGATTGGCTATTCATAATAATACTTATTCTTGAATGTTACAGTATCGTAACATTAGTATCCCATATTAAGCTCTTGAGCTTGTTTTGTCAATTCATTTAAAGTTTCTTCACGATTTTCATATATGATATCTTCCAGATGTTTAATCTTTGCATTGTTATCGCAGATAATATCATTAAGAACTTGAATAGCAGCATCCTTTTGTTTTATCTCAAGATTTAGATCGTTATGTTCTTCTCTTAAATTATTTAAAAGAACTTGTGTTTTTTCCCAAGCATGTTGGAAATGTAGACATTGATCTATCCAATGTTGTAATTCTTTATTTTCCATAATTTTCAAATTTAAAGACTTCTAATTCAATAGCCCCAAGCTCCGTAGGAGTATAATTGATATGCTCACAAGAGACACATACATATCTAGGATCAATCTCATTCTTGTATACATATTCTTCCCATCTACTATCTAAATCGGGATATCTTGCGGTTCGATATACTCTCTTGTCATGAATATGCCCATGCACGTTGATCTTATGAGCTTTACCAAAAGTGCTAGGATGCACAGGAATATGACTCATAAGAATACCATTATCTAGACGATGAGTTGCACGAATATCTTTGAAGTATTTTAGATATTCCGATGATGGGTATATATCATGATTACCAGCAATTAGAATTTTACGAGAACCATTTAATCTTCCAATCTTTGAGATATCGCTTTTCTTTTGGGCAACATCACCAAGAACGTAGACACGAGCATCTTTTGGAACCACTTTATTCCAGTTTGCTATAATAGTCTCATCATGTTCTTCAATGGTAGAGAACGGACGCAAAGGATGTCCATCTGCTTTTACCAATTTACACATATCTTCATCTCCCATGTGCAAATCTCCAATTATGAAAGTTGGTCTCATCTTCTAAAGATATTCCAAAATATTCAGTAACGCAAATAAAAAAGTACAAAAAAATGCTCCAATCCAGAGCAATCCAGATTGGAGCTAGTTTTTTTCGGGTGAAATTAACCTTAGAGGTAGTTTTGGATTGCTCCGTTGCCAGTAAAGTTCACTCCTAGACCCTTGACGATGATTACGTGATAGTACAATGATGCTCCGAAGATGTAATCTACAACTCCGTAACGGGTCATAAGACCAACTCTAGGTGAGAAGTCGTTAGGACCAACTGTACGCTGAATCATGACAGGGATATAGGGGCAATACACGATTCCTGTATCGTAGTATTCTGTTCCTTTATAGCCGAGCAATGCATATTCCAATACGTTATTTCTTAAACCTGCGAAATATTGAGCGTCTGTTCGAGTATCACGGTAGACAGTGAAACGACCACCTAAAGTACCAACCTTGGCAACGCCTGTAGGTTGAGTATTTACATTTCCGTTCACTGACATCCACTGAAACTCTGGGAGCATCTCAAGTATTGCACAAACACGAGGTGTAGCGATAATGAAATTAGCACTACCACGACGGTTTCTGATAGCAACACGATTTGCTTCAACGATCACCTTACTGTAGAAATCTCTGTTACGCTCACCAAGCCAACGTGCGTCAGCTGATTGGGCGTACCAATAAGAATATCCGTTTCCAATTCCTTGGGAATTTGGACCACCAGCGTTGAGGGCTGCTTGGATCATTCTCATGACCATTTCACGGTCGATTTCGGCCTGAATTTCGTAACTCATTGCGTTAGTTAATTCAGAGTCGATATCAAGTCCGTTCATGTTCTTAAGATCTTGTTCAAGTTCTACAGACCAACGAGCTGCGAGACGGCGTGTACCGGCTTCAACTGCTGTTTTGCTGAACTGAACTGTGATCTGAGGAATGTTTCCAGACAACTCAAACTGGGAAAGAACAGCAGCAACACCTTGATCTGATCCGACAAAGTCGAAGTCGGAGGAAGCTCCTCCGAGACCAGAAAGGGATGAAGCACTAGTTCCTGTAAAGCGAGTGTCGAGGTACTGATAGCCAAGCTCTGCTCCGTCGGTGGTCGGGGTTGCCGAATCACCTAATTGAGCATTGCGGTTAACGGAATAGTTGGTAGAACCTTGAGACCAAGACCCGTTTTGGGTTGATCCAATGTTCTGTCCATCATAACCGTTAGGTCCAAGACTATTAGCATCGTATTGATAACGCAAGGCAAAAGCTAAACCTACTGGACCACTCATTGGTTGAACACCGACAATCTCGTTTGTGATTAACTCAGGGAATGTACGTCTGATCATCGGTATGAGTACCTTTGGTAAACGTGCATCACCTGTAGCATAACCGTCATTCGATGTAACAGAGTTAGGGGGACCGTAGATACCACCGATAGAATTAGCAGAGCCAAAGACTCCACCATTTCCGCCAAGGTTACCTGCGGCACTTGTTTCCTCAATACACCAACGCTCTTGGTTTTCCATGAGCATTGCTGTAGTCACACGAGCATGTTCATCTTCAATTGGGCGGACTTTGTCTGAAGTATAATTCAGAATTGGAGCCCACTTTTCAAGAAGTTGAGATGCACGGGATTTGTCAATGAAACCGGGTGCGGGTTTTACATAAGCCATATTATTATTTTCTCCTATGGATATAGCGTTCGGGAAGTGCGGATTGCGTTATGGATCTTTTTTGATCCTCTTCTCCAACTGATAAAATCTATATATTAGTATTTTTTATCGATGCCTTCTAAGGCACTAAGATATCCGCCGACAACTGGGTCGGAAACAGAGGAAGATTCTGAAATAACTTCTGCCCTTGGAACCTTGGCATCTTTAGTGATAGCCTTGGACTTAGCCTCTTGGACTAATTGGACAGAAGAATCTGCATCTTCTCTCTCGAACATCTCAACGACATAATTAAAGTTCTCTTTGATATACTCTGGAGACTTGTCGCTCAACAATTTAGAAAGATAATCTTTCTTAGCAGAAGGCATTCCTTTTGTCTTCTGCTCTAACAAGATCGTAGCATTTAAGCTCTTGACCTTTTCATTCAACTCAAGATTTTCCCTATAGGATTCATTGAGTTGATTTTGAAGATCATCGATCTTACCCTTTCCTTGGGTAATAACATTCTTCACATCTTCATTTAAAGAAGAAGGATCAAATGAAATAGCTTGCTTGATTCTTTCAAGCGTCTTGATAGCTGTTACATTTGTAACTGCTTCAGCAATTTGTTGCTGTGGAATGACCTTATCAAGATAGAGATCAAGGAAACTGGAAATATCATCAACAATTTTTTCGCTGAATGAATTGGCTTTTTCATTAATAGCCTTACGATAAAAAGAAACGAGTTTTTCTAATTTGATAGCATGATCTTCATTGATGGTGCTTACAACTTCATTAAGTTTACTACAGTGATCTCTGTCAATGGTTTCTAAAAGCTTTTCTAATTCAGTAGAATGAAATTCGTCTTGATTTGCAAGAGCAGACTCAACTTGAAGTGCTACACGAGCATCAACCTTTTCATTAACTGCGGATTCAAATGCTTCAGCAATTGCTGTTGCTGTTTCTTCGCTGATTACACTCTTGTCTAAATTTTCTAGGATAGCTTTTAAATTCATATTGTTCTTATATTATTTATTCTTTCTGTTACCATTTTTAGAAACTTTTTTCTTATCCTTTTTAAGGGCTTTAAAATCATCACCTGTGATTTTATTAAATGGAGGAGCCTTTGCAGCTATTTTCTTTTGTGCTGGGGAAAGTTTCTTTTTTTCAGCAGTTTTTTTAATACGGGTTTTAACTTTTTCGGTTACTATTGAATCTAAAGTTTCATTTGCTTGAGAAAAATTTTTCTCGCAAATTTGTTTAATGAAGTTTGAAATTAAGTTGCGAATATTCATTGTTATATTATTTATCTTTGTATGTTACAAATTAAAGAGTTTTTAAAGAATTAATTAAAGAAATAATTTGTTCTTTCAAATATTGATCAACATTTCTCTTTGGAAGATTTCCAATTGCTTTCTCAAATTTTTCATAAACTGGTTCAAATTGTCCGTTGTCAGCAAGAACCCATTGTTTCGATTCAAGAATACCATTCACAAATGCAGAAGGGACTGATGGATCAGCAACAACATCGACAGCAACTAATTTAAAATCTGCAACACGATTAGTTCCATTCTTATCTTCTTCGAGTCTTCCTAATGCACGACTAGAAACACCAAGCTTAACGCCATCAAGAATTAAGGAACGAACAATTTGTCCCATAGGAGTTGAAAGAACTTTGGATTTACCTTCAAAAATATTTCCGTTCTGTTTTAAATCGGTAATAACGTGGCAAACACGTTCCAAATTAATTTCGGGGGAAGATGGGTGGTTTAATTCACCAGTAGCTCTTTTGCTATCAATCATTTCTGTCTGATAACGATTAACTTCTTTGACCATTTCTTCTAAAGGATATACACGTTTATTTTTATTAGCTTCATTAGCCATTAAAAACGGTCCTTGAATATGAAGCGTAGAAGGAGTGTTACGATTTTTTTCTTCAATGAGATATTTGACTTCGTATGTTGGCTCTTCTACTAGAAGTTTATAGGTGTTATTAGACATAATTGTTCGTATATATATTTAGTGTTTATTTACTCTCGTTTGTTAAAATTTATTAACCTTACCAATCTTTGCAAGCTTGGTAACGAGGAGTGCCGGGTTTTGCACCAGAACATTTATGACGAGCACGGAAAGATTTTTTACGTTTTGTATTTCCTGATTTACCAGTAACTCTTACTCCTGCTTGACCCCAATGTATTCTCTTATATCCTTTGCCACTGGGATTTTTCACACATTTCATCCATTTCTTTCCTTTACGAGTAGAATGGGCTTTTCCTGTTACTTTAGTACAACGTGAGTTTGCTTCTTGTAATAAACTCTCAACTAATAAATCGAACTTCATATTTTTACTTATCAACTATTTATGTTTTTTTCTGTTAAAATTATAAACTGATATCCTTTTGTATTTGCCCATGCTTTTGCTGCTTCCCATTTTTTTTGATTTACTGCATACTGAACTTGTTCATAAAGCATAGTAGATTGTTTTTTTCTCCCAGTATTAATAGGTGGAAGAGTTTGCTTTTCGGGTTTAATTTCTATTAATAATTTTTTAACCGATCCATCTTTAGAATTTAAATGAGCAACTAAATCTGGAAAATATTTATGAACTTTTCCGTCTAATGGTGATTGATAAGGAATAACAACAGACTCCGATCCCCAAGATGTTACATTAGCATTGTTGTCCATCCATCGAAATACTTGGAGTTCTAATCCACTACGGTATATGACAGGAAGACTACCTTTATATTTTAGAGGAAAATAAGGTTTGAATATTCCTTGTTTATAATTGGGATTCTTCTTTCCTAATTTAGGTTTCATGATTAGCCCATGAAGAAACGAATAGCATCTCTGTCAATCGTATCGGTAGTAATTTCTTTTTCGAGTTCGTCTTTTTCTTTTTCGCCCTGTCTTAAAAGATCAGTAGCATTTACAGTTTGTCCACCGAATAAATTTGTCCCGCCATATTTTCCTCTAACATGCCCTACTGCAATTTTAGTAAGTGCCAGAGTATAACGATACACCCAAAGCTGACTTACAAGATATTTGATAGGCTTTTGAAGTTTAACACCCACCAAACCAAAATATAAACTACTTGATTCATTAATTGGTTCGGGGATTAATTTCATCATTTGTGTATCAGGATTAAAACGAATGTAAGGAGTAAGTGCCAAAACTTTATCACGAGTATCAAGCCATTGACTGAGTGCTTGCCATGTAATTAAATCATACCCAACATTTCCAAGAAGTTGACCAAAATATGCTTGTTGTGCAATTGTATTTTCAATTGTAAAAAGAGTATTAATTCCTGAATTACTTCCTTCTTCAAACGAATACACATCAATAACTCTTCTATAATCATCCAAGTCCCAATCGTATCCAGCACTTAACGAAGGATTGGTTGTTTTATCATCACGATTTGCAGAATGTTTCATCTCTGGAGAAAGATTAATTAATCTTCCAATGGGAAGACCCTGACCTGTGATATAAAGATCGGAACGGAAAATTAAAAACTCTTCATCATTACCCGCAAATTTTGTAAAATATTCAATTGCAATATCAATGAATTCGTAAATTTGCTCACTGCTAACTTCGACTTGGATAAGAGGTTCTCCGAGCATTCTACGAACTCTTTGTGCGAGGTGGTCATAGCTTTTAATTTGAGAATTAAAAGTGGTAGAACCATGAAATCTATTGGGAAGAACAGGAACCTGTGGATAATTTGAACTCATTGACAATACTTACTTATCCGTTAAAGTATTGTTATGAACAAATACGCAATTTTTCACATCGATGGTGGTTGTGGCAAAAACATCGTTGCCACTTCAGTAGTAAAATCGATAAAAGCATCTTATCCAGAACATAAGATTGTAGTAGTAACAGCATACCCTGAAGTTTTTCTTCACAACCCACATATTTTCCGTGTTTATAAATTTGGAAATATACCATATTTTTATGATGATTACATCAACAATAAGGATTCAATTGTTTTAAGAATGGAACCCTACCATTCTGGAGATCTTTTGTATCGTAGAAAGTCACTTGCACAAATCTGGTGTGATGTTTTGAATATTCCTTGCATCGATACAAAACCAGAAATTTATTTGACTGAAAGAGAACTTATTTTTGCACAAAAAAATATTCAAAAGCAAGGTTCTATACTTCTTATTCAATCCTCTGGAGGTGCAGATGGTCAGGGATATCCATATTCTTGGTCTAGGGATCTACCACCTGCCTTTGCACAAGAAATAGTAAATACTATAGGTAAAGAATTTTCTAAAGTCTTGCATGTAAGAAGAGAAAATCAACCAGCATTAGAAGGAACATCTCATATATCAGATAATTTCAGAAACCTCTTCTGTTACATTGCTCTATCTGATAAAATTCTTGGTATCGATTCGTTGGTACAACATGCTGCTGCTGCCTTAAATAAAAAGGCAACTGTTGGTTGGATTTCAAACTCACCCATCGTTTTTGGGCATGAAATTCACGATAATATTTTAGCAAGTGGCGTGGAATCATTTAGGCATCGAATAGATTCGTATTTGGAGCAAGATGATTGGACAGGTGGAAGGTTGCACGAATGTCCTTATGACAACATTTCCAAACTTTTTGATAAAGATTTATTTATTGAATCTTTATTGGGTTCAAAAAATGATTTGTTATTTGATTTTGCAAATCAACCTAAAATTGTTTTTTGATGAAAAACATATTCTTTAACTCTTCCATGCCAAGGAGCATGAGTACATTGTTTCAATGTATTTTAAATCAGCATCCAGAAATTCAAGCAACTCAGACTGATCCAGTTTTGGAATATTTGTATGGGGCTAGAATGAATTATACTAACACTCCTGAAGTCAAAGCTATGGATAGTTCTCTGGCTTCTACGACATGGAAAGGGTTCTGTTGGGGAGGTCTCAATGGTTATGCTGAGGCTTATACAGACAAGCCTAACCTTTGTATCAAAACTCGTGGAGGTACTATTCACTACCAATGGTTTTCAGAATTTATGCCATATAAGCCAAAGATGGTTTGTATGGTTAGAAACTTAAAGAGTATCTTTGCTTCAATGGAGAAGATTTATAGAAAGAACCAATCCCATCATCAGACTATTCAGAATCATGCTGAGATGAGAGGTACTAGCACAGCTAAAAGAATTGATGCTTGGGTTGCTGGACCTCCTGTTGGGCTTGCATTAGAAAGACTTAATCAATGCTTACTTGAAGGTATTAATAAAGAAGTTCTTTATGTAAGAGCAGAAGATTTAACTTCTTATCCACAAAGGGAAATGGACAAGGTTTATCAATATCTAGGAATTGAATCTTTTAAGCACGATTTTGATAATGTTGAACAGACTATCAAAGAAGATGATAGTGTTTATGGTTTAACATCTGATCTTCATACTATCAAAAACAAAGTTCAACCTTTAACACCTGACTATAATCAAGTTTTAGGAAAACAAGTTTGTGATTGGATTGATAATAACTTTGCTTGGTATCAGCAAGGATTTGGTTATACTAAGTAGTATTAAGCAAATTTTACATTACCTGATTCAATCAACTCTTTGGCTCTATCTAAA